AATTCTTTTTCAAATAACCCCACTAGTTCATTCAACGAGAATTCACAATAAGGATTTCCCAAATTAATAGGTCCTTGTTCTCCACTGGCCATCATTAAAATAAGAGCATTTAACATATCATCTATATAACAAAAAGACCTTGTTTGAGAACCATACCCGTAAATTTCGATAGGTTCTCCGCATAATATTTTATTTATAAAATTGGTAATGACTCGTCCATCTTCAATATCCATTCGTGGACCATAGGTATTAAATAAACGAACTATTTTCAAATCCAATGAATAGGCTTTTCTGTATTCATATAACATGGTTTCGCAAACACGTTTTCCTTCATCATAACATGAACGTTCTCCGACAGTATTTACGTTTCCGAAATATTCTTCTGGTTGAGGATGCACTAAAGGGTCTCCATAAACTTCTGATGTAGATGTAAAAATCATTTTACACTTGTATTTTATGCACCATTGGAGAACAGTTTGAGTTCCTTGTATAGATGAATTCAATGTTTCAATTGGATATTTTTTATATTTAACAGGGGAAGCTAAACAAGCCAAATGATATATTTCATCTACTTTATCTATAGGTAATTCAAATGGTTTACAAATATCATGTTGAATAAATACAAATTGCGGGTTCTCCAAGTGTTGTTTTATATTTTCCAGAGAACCTGTAATTAAATTATCAATACAAATAATATTGCATGTATTAGTGAGTAAAAGACGTTCAATTAAATTGGAACCAATAAATCCGGCTCCTCCCGTTATAACAATCGTTTTCATATAAACTATATGAATATTGATTGGTTGGTTTTATTTTATTTATAGAAGAATAAATAAAATATTATAAAATGTAAAAATCCAATAACCTCAAATCGTTGGGAAATATATTCCAATCCAATAACCTCAAATCGTTGGGAAATATATTCCAATCCAATAACCTTAAATCGTTGGGAAAAACGCCCAATCCAATGAATTGCATACTTTTTTCCATATCATGTCTTGTTCCAATTGTTTGGTTCTATCTTTCAATAATGGTATATAAGGCAAATATTGTGTTTGGTCTAATAGAACACATAATTGATATAAGGTATAAGTATAATTAAAAAAGTTGGTTCGATTCGGTGGACAATGAATGGACCATGGTTTTTGAATTTCAATAAAGAGAACACACAAAGTTTCATATAATTCTTCGCTCATGATAGGCGGTTTAATTCCAAAAATAGAATTAATATATTGGATATGTTCAAAATATTTATTGAGTCCCAGTTTTCGCAAGATTTCGCGCATTTTTTCATAATTCAACTGTTTCATGTCTTTAATACGTTCCTTTTTAATACGATTGCGAATGGCTTCAATGACTTCTCCGGGAATTTGCGTGGTTTCTTTGGCTTGAAATTGCGACAAAATTTCTTTAAAATGATTCAACCTTATATATGCAGTATAAGAAACTTCATTGGGTGGCTCTTTGTTATTGGGTTTAGAGCTATCTATAATATAAGTAATAAATTTTCCACATTCTAGATTATTACAAATAAGGATACCTTCTTCATCTTGTGGAATAAGTTCTCCATTGTGGCATGCTTCGCAAATATCGGATGGAATAATAAAATCTTGAATATTAGATATTTCATTTTTCACATTTTTCCAATAAGTTTGATATAAGTTTCGAGTGGTGGATGGAGTATTATCTACGACAGCTTCTTTTATTTTAAAAAAGGAGTTTAATTTATTTACATTTTGATTATTATCGCCACTGGATATTTTTTTCATGTCTTCAAAATATTGAAAAATGTATTTGGAATTCTCTAATAGATATTTTTTTTTCTCATGTTTTAATTGTTGTATTTCTTTAGTTATTTTTTTAATTTGGTCCATGGTTTCCATATATTTTTCAATCTGGGAATCATCTAACGTTTTTAAAAATGCTATATATTCATTTTTTTCTTTTTTCAAAGACGGAATGATGTTGTTCTCTATGTTATTAAATCGATTCAACATTTCGGTATGTTTTTCATCAATTGTATTTGATTGTAAATTTTTAAATGAGGACGATTTTTTAATAGTAGAATTCATTTAGAATAAATATTCATTATTCTTTTATATATATTTTTTCCAATACGATATTCCATTGATTCTTTTTTGATTCGTAATTAAGTTTTAAAAGAATTAAGCATATTATATATAAATGAATATTCACAATGCACAATTTGATAAGTCTAAAATACAAAAAATGGCCTTTGTATTAAATGCATTGGAAGATGGATGGGTAGTTAAAAAGAGGGGGGATTCTTATATTTTTACAAAAAAACATGAAGACAGAAAAGAAGTATTTATGGAAAATTATTTAGAAGATTTTATAATTTCGAATATGAATTCGAAACATTTATTGGACGATAAAAAATAAAGAATAGAAAAAATGATTTTTACACCCTTGAAATTATTTTTTCCATCATATGAAAAAAAGGGGTATTGTTTTTATTTTCAATTATGGAGTTGGCTATTTCCAGATAAACTTTGTATACATTGGTATTTTGAGTATATAGATAGAAGATATAAATAAGAAAGAGAATGAAGAATGATAACATATTTTTGTAAAAATGGATAGGATAAAAAGATACGCAATAGGAAGGTATTATTTTCAATAATAATATAGCCAATAATGAAAAGAATTGAGAGGAATAATTATAAATAAGAACATATGAAAAAAAACAAAGGTTAAATACAAATCCAAAAATAAGAGCTATAAAAGGGTTAGAATTTTGATATATCCAATTTGATATATGATATTTACGAGTATATATGGATACAAAATAAAGGAAAACCCATAATAATATCCAATCAGAAAATATAAGGGAGATAGGAATCATTCTATATATATTCTTTTTATTTTTATAATTATTTTACATAACCATTCTGTATAAATAGTCTATATAATGGTTATCCCAATATCAACCAAAACATGTTATAAAATAAAATTACAAAAAAAATAAAATATAAAAAATGTAGGTAAAAACCATAAAAATCAATTTATTTGTAATTAAAAATGATTTATTTAGCAAAAGTTCGAAAATTTTTTCTTATTCTAGTATATAATTAAAAATGGCTGGAGGTCTTATGCAACTTGTCGCTTACGGTGCCCAGGATGTGTTCCTTACTGGAACCCCTGAAATTACTTTCTGGAAGGTGTCTTACAGACGCCACACAAACTTTGCTATGGAGAGCATTGAACAAACATTCTCTGGACAGGCCGATTTCGGACGTCGTGTTACATGCACGATCAGCCGAAACGGTGATCTTGCCTACCGAACATACCTCCAGGTTACTCTCCCCGAGATTAACCAAAGCATGGGCTCTAACAGCGTCTATGCCCGTTGGTTGGATTACCCCGGTGAGCAATTGATTGCTCAGGTTGAGGTTGAGATTGGAGGTCAAAGAATCGACAGACAATATGGTGACTGGATGCACATCTGGAACCAGCTCACAATGAGCTCTGAGCAGGCCAAGGGATATGCTAAGATGGTTGGACACACCACCCAGCTTACATACATCACTGACCCTACATTCGCTGATATCACTGGACCCTGCGCTGCTGCCGGTGGACCCGCCCAAGTGTGCGCTCCCCGCAACTCCCTCCCCGAGACAACCCTTTACGTTCCTCTCCTTTTCTGGTTTTGCCGAAATCCTGGACTCAGCTTGCCTCTTATTGCTTTGCAATACCACGAGGTCAAGATTAACATCGATTTCCGCCCCATTGGTGAGTGCTTGTGGGCTGTGTCGACCCTTAACGGAACTACTGCTTCTAGCACTGTGTCGGTTACATCTGCTTACCAACAATCCCTTGTTGCCGCTTCTTTGTACATCGACTATGTGTTCCTTGATACCGATGAGCGAAGAAAGATGGCCCAGAATCCCCATGAGTATTTGATCGAGCAGGTCCAATACACTGGTGATGAATCTGTTGGTTCTTCCTCCAACAAGATCAAGCTCAACTTCAACCATCCCTGCAAGGAGTTGATTTGGGTTGTTCAGCCTGATGCTAACGTTGATTACTGCGCGTCATTGGACAAATCATCTGTCCTTTACCGTGCCCTTGGAGCCCAGCCCTTCAACTACACCGATGCTATTGATGCCCTCCCCCCTGCTATCCATGCTTTCGGTGGACCCGGTGAAACCTCTGGCT